TAGATGGAGTTCTTGATGAGTTTATTCAAAGAGCAAAATACATGAGAGGATTTGATAATGCAGTCAGATCTGCTCAAAAAGGTAGAGCACTAGGCTTAGGAGTCTTGGGCTGGCATACTTATCTACAAAACAAAAATATCCCATTTGATTCATTAACTGCCCAGTTTGAGACAAGAAAGATATTTTCGCAATTAAAAATTGAGAGTGAACAAGCGTCTAGAGATATGGCAAGAGAATTAGGAGAGCCTTTATGGTGCGCTGGTACAGGAATGAGAAACACTCACTTAAGAGCAATTGCACCAACTGTTTCAAATTCAAAGCTTGCAGGTAACGTTTCTGCTGGTATTGAACCGTGGGCAGCAAACGTTTTTACCGAACAGACTGCTAAAGGAACTTTTATTCGTAAGAACCCTACTCTAGAAAAGGTTTTAGATAAAATTGGATATAACACTGATGATACTTGGAACCAGATATTACAAGATGGAGGCTCTGTTCAAGGACTAGACTGCTTAGATAACTATTGGGTTAAACTTGGAGAAACATCAAATCCAATAACTTCTTCTAAACGAGCAAAGCTTACTCTTATTGAACAAGATAATTATATTCAACTTAAAAACGTATATCTTACCTTTAAGGAGATCAATCAACTTGAATTAGTGAGACAGGCTGGAATCAGACAGCAATATATTGATCAGGCAGTTTCCTTAAACTTAGCTTTTCCAACTGAAGCTGAGCCTAAATTTATTAATCAAGTTCATCTCGAAGCATATAACTTAGGAGTTAAGACACTATACTACATGAGAACAGAATCAGTACTTAGAGGAGACATTGCTGCTCGTGCTACCATTGACTGCTTATCTTGCGACGGGTAGTCGCTCAGCTAATACATCACGCGAATATTTAAGATGGCTTCCTAAATAGAGTATATTCTATATCTCTTTTAGATAAATAATAAAAACCGTTTGCCATGCTTCCTAGTTTTAGCGAATTTATATTTGAAAATAGAGATCCAGAATTTGTTAAACAAATGGATAAGGAATTCGATAGGTTGAAAGACGATGATGAGTTCTTATATAGAGGAATCAGATATAAAACCATAGAAAAAAACGATAGTGTAGTAATAGGTCTTATGGTAAATTCTAAATACGAAGAAGCTAAACCTAAAATGATCAATCGCAACATGTTTAAAAATTACGGCAATTTTGCTAGCAAGAAATGAAGTATTTAAAGACATATACCAGATATTTAGTAGAACAAGAAATTCCAGCTATGCCTGGAGATCCAGGTGCTCCAGGTGCTACTCCTGCTCCAGCTAAGAGATACTTATTTACCTTTATTGGAGACAGTAGTGATGAAGGAGTACGTCGTAGAAAATACCCAGACGGAAGCGTAGTTATTGAGTATAATACTTTTTCTACTACCGAAGTTGACTTAGATACTTGGGTAAAATCAAATGTTACTTCTACCGACAAACAAAAACACACTGACCCAGATCTTGAAATAAAGAAAAAAAACCTAATAAACATAATAAAAGGCAGTCGTTCAAATATCTCTGATTCAGACATGACTTTTATAGAAAAATTAAAAAATGCAGTAACTACTGATGTTTTTGGAAAGAAAGATACTCCAATAGAGGTAGTATTTACACAAGACGGTGAACCTACTACTAATGCAATCAATGTTACTTTTGTTAGGTTCAAAAAATGAAAGCGATGTCATTCATAGAGTTCATTAATGAAAGCGAAGACGCTGAACTTCAGTTTATTAAGTCAACTGCTCATCAGTTAATAGATAAGATACGTGATTCTAAAAAGTCTAAAAGTAGAGAATACACAGTCTTTAGCGGAATGGAGTTTACCAAACCTTTTATTTTTGATCTAATTCTTTATGTTAGACGAGATACTGACTCTAATCCTAAACACGACTCACACTTTAATAGTCTTCCTTGGGAAGAACTAAATTTTGAAGAAAACGGTTATATGTTAGATGCTAAAATGAAGCTGAACCATACAAATATGTTGGTACCTAAAATAGAAATTCATATAATCATCAATCCTAACACTGAACCTATATGCTATTCTAAACTTTACTATAAATTAATTGATGCACTTGCTCATGAGACCAATCATTTAGACCAGACTGGTATAAACAGAGACCATTCTAATGTTCATGTTTCTACTGAACATGAGAGAAAAGCTTCTAAAAAAAGCAGCAAATATTTTATTCTACCTGAAGAGATAGAGTCTAATGTCGTAGGGATGTATACTCGTTCACAAGAAGAAGACAGACCATTAGATGAATTGTTTTACGATTACTTAGAGCCGTTTCTTAAGTCTGACTATATAAGTAGAGCTGAATTTAATAAAACGATGGTTTCTTGGGTAAAAAAAGCAATCGAGCTTTATCCAAATGCAAAATTTTCATCAAACGTTGATAATATAATCAATTCTATTTAAAACTATCTTCTTTATCATAGTAAGATATATTAAAAATAAAGTATTATGAATGATTTTGAAAAATTAAAAGCTGATATTATCAACGCACAAACAACAATCTTTTCACCAATTCTTGAGATCATCGAATCCGCTGAGGAAGATGCTCAAAAGTTTTACGTAAAAGGTGTTAGAAGCGCAGGTAATCGACTTAAGAAAAAAATGCAAGATGTTCGCAAAGCGATCAAGCATCCAGCAATTAAGTCTGAAATGACTAAGATTCAAGAAGGAGCTAAAAGCTTACGTCAACAACTAGTAGACTCAACCAAGACACCTGCTTAATCTAATTTTTTTATTTTAGTAAAAATGCCTCTTTTGAGGCATTTTTTGTATGTTATGTAAAACTATTAACTTAAACTAAGTATAATTATAAAAATAAACATAAAAAAAATTACTATGACAGATTTCTTTGATTTACCAGAAGATACTTTTTCTAAGCAAAAAGCATCCTCGAACAGTAGAAAAGTAGACGAAAAAGTTTATGACCCAGACCCGAACGCACACAACGGTTCGTATAAGTCAGTTTTCAGATTCGTGCCTTACTTATTAGACAAAACTAAAAGCAAGTACACAAAGTACTCCGCTAAATTTTGGAACCCACTAACTAAAGAGTCAGTGATTATTGATTGTCCATCAAATGTTAGCCAACCTTCGATCCTATGGACTCTTGAATCAGTTTTAAGATCACTAAGAAAAGAAGAACCCGATTTAATTAAAGACATTGATTCTCGTTTTTCTAGATGGTACACTCACCATTCTATTGTTTACATTAAAAAAGATCCACAACGACCTGAACTTGAAGGTCATCTTAAAATATTCAAATTTAGAAATCAAATTGATATGCTAATTGATCAAGCAGTTAATCCTGAAGAAGTCGATGGAATGTCACTATCTAAAAAAGTAAATCCATATCATCTATTGGAAGGTAAAGACTTCTTTTGTGTTGTTGGTAAAAAGACTAAAGAATTTAGAGATTGGAGTAAGTGCAAGTTCATGGACGAAATAACTCCATTAGTTTTTAAAATAGGAGATAAGCAAGTAGTTGTTGAGAATAACGAAAAATCAGTTAAATTAGTCACTGAGTTTTTAACAAAACACAGCCCAACCCTAGATGAATATTATCACCAAGAATGGAAAGAAGAAGACTTTAATAGAGTAGCTGAAGCTCTTGTTGCAGCTATTCCACAAAGGGAGATCCTTAATATGGTTCTAGAAAGAAGTAAAGACACTAAGATGAATGACTTAGTGAGAAGTAAATTATCTGGTAATACACACGTAAATACACCAGCTCCTTCTTCTAACCCAACCGCTGATTCTTCAGAGAAATTAGTTTTCTCTAGTGAACCTAAGCCTAGCTCGCAAACCTCAATCTTTGATAATGCTAGTGGTTCAGAAGATGACGAATACGACTCATTATTTAAAAATCTATAATCATGGAAGAGACAAATATAGAAATTGAAAAAACAGATAATGCTGCTCAGGTTGAGCAGCATGATCCAAATAACATACTATTTGGAATAATCGGTTACAAAGATGACGCTGCTTATGAAAAATTTATTCATAACCTTACTCCAGATCAAGCAGTATATGTTTTAGTAGCGTCTGCTAATTTTGCACAAAAGAAAGGATCGTATGGTCTACTTGAGGCAGAGACATTAGCTGCTGCAATTAGGACATTACGTAAAACTTCGTCAGACCAAGAGAAAAAATCAGAAGACTAAGATGAATCTAATAATAGACGGTAATGCATTTATTAATGTTGCAATCAGTGTGACTAAATCAGTCACGTTAAGAGACAAGTTAATAAGCGAAGTTTATTATGTTGAAGACTTATTAGAAGATGGATTTAAGTTAAAGGATAAAGTAAGAATCTCATTTAGAAACTTTTGTTTTACTTATCTTAATTCTTTAATATCAGCTACCTCTACTCCTCCAACCGAAGTTCATATAGTTTTTGATTCTAAAAGTTGGAGAAAAGAGTATACTAACAACTTCTTTAAGAGCTATGATTTTAAAACAACATCAGCTCCCCAAGAGTTTAAATACAAAGGGACTAGAAAATATGATGAGTTTCAATACTTATTCTTTGATTATTTTCAACAGGTTATAATGCCACACCTAGTTGATCAGTGTGGCATTAATCAATATAGATTTAAAGGAACTGAAGGAGACGATATAATTGCATACCTTTGTGAAGTAACAAATGAAGATGTGCTAATTTATTCAGTAGATCAAGACCTAAAACAATTGACTGGCATATCACACAAAAACGTTCTTTTAATTGTTCCTAAACAAATGGCAAAACACAAGAGGCTTTTTATCCCATCTCAACTAGTTCCACAGTCTGCTGAAACAGAGGAAGATAACTTCTTTTCTTTAAGCATGGACAATATTAGTGGATCAAGTATCGAAAAAGTAATAGCTAACCTTAAAAACAAGGATTATGTTGAGCATAAAGTAGACTTAATTGACGAAGTCTTAACTAAAGTTTTTTTAGGTGACAAGTCAGATAATATCCCAAGAATAACTAATCTTACTCCATCTAGGTCTCAAAAAGTTATTTTAAACCTATCAGAAAAGTTTGGAGACTCTATTATGTCTAGTTTAGACTCACTTAATACTGAGTTTATTAATGAAACTACAAATCAAATTCATTTAATAACCAAAGCAACAGACACAAATAAATTAGATGAAATCAGGGAACACTTAATTTTTAATATTAGACTAACTCGTCTTTCTACTCAAGTATTCCCAGATGAAATCAGGAACTCACTAGAAGAGTTCTTTGCTTCATACTCAACTACTACTTTTAATTATAAAGAATTTACAAATTTAAAAAATAAATTATCAACCATATGAAACCTCTATACGAAAGAATTTTAGTAAAACCTAGAGATAAAGAGACATCTACAACTCACGGAATCCTACTTCCTGAAAAAGCAGTTAAGAAGCCAAATGTTGGAACTATTGTTGCTTGTGGAGACGGCTCAACAAACAACCCTATGTTAGTTAAATCAGGTGACCTAGTCCTATTCAACCGATATGCTGGAATGGAGCTCTACTATAAAGGTGAAAAACATTATATGATTATGGCAAATGAGCTTATTTGTATTCTAGATAGCCCTGATGATATCTCTCTTGAAGAGTTTGAATAAAAAATAAAATAAATGTCAGATAAAACCACCATGTCTTCAGGCTTTACCGATACTTTTTTAGCTAAACTCAAAGAACAATCTTTTGTGATTATCCTTATGTTAGGTGTGATATACTACCAACATCGTATGATGGAAGAGCGTGTTAGTTTTTGGCAAAAGCAATGTGAAGAACAGGAAGCCTATATGAAACAGACAAGCAAAGAAGATAAAGATATTTTATTACAAAGAATACAGTATCTACAAGATCAAAGTGATAAATTTTTAGAGACTACACTAATAGAAGAAAAATAAGTTATCTTAAATAACTGTAATACTCTTTAAAGTGAGAAAGTCTATCTGCAAGTCCAAGAGTTCCACCATTTACTCTTTTAGTTACTGCAGTAACTGTTGCATCATCCGCTCCCTTATCGCAAATTGTCCATAGCTTATTTGAATCAAAAAAGAATGCAGCTGATGCTAAAGGATACTTATTAGCAACTAGATCAGGATTACCTACAGTATCTTCTCCAATAAACTTACTAAAGTTTGTATAGTTAGATTTACCCGTTAATTGAATATAACCTCTTCCTCTAAATTTATAACCTTCTTTGGTTGACTCTGCACCGTTCCCCATTCTTCCTCCATATACCTTAGATGCAATCATCTCAGGCTTTCTTTCATATTGAGAAGCTGTTGTCGAATTAAAATACTTAGGGAAAGTACCAAGCAAGCCTTTTGCGCTATAGTTTAGGTTCTCAGAAACCGCTTTAAATCCGCCAGACTCATGTCCGCATTGAGCTAAGAAATGAGCCAGTCTTAAATTTGTGTTACAGTTAAACTTCTTAACTATCTCAGGTATTTGAGCTAGTACTGTATCAGGAATATGACCCTTAAGTTTTTCTAAGTTAATTGAACCAACCGATACCGGCGTTACTGATTCACTAACTTCACCAAACATTTTTTTCCAAGTAGCATCTCCTACTAGACCATCTGCCGTCAGTCCATTGGCTTTTTGCCAATCTTTGACAGCAGCTTCAGTTTTTGGACCGAATGTACCGACTGGATCAACTCCTAGCTTTTTCTGTAATTTTACGACATCATCGCCTGTACTTCCTACTTTTAATAGCATTCTCTCTTAAATAATTTTTAGAAGCTTGGGATAAATCCGGTTGCATCTGAGCTTAATGTTCCTCCTACTCTAGTTATAGTAATACGGTTAATAAACTTTTGAATTCCTCTTGGGAAGTCTACTCTTATGTCTAGTACTGCTGAATTTGCTGAAATAACTTCATTTGTATTGTTTGAGTTATCAAATATTACTTCATATGTACTAATACCTCTAGCGTTTATCACAGAGTCAAGGTAGTTTTCAACAATTGTTCTAACTCTTAATCGTGTAATCTCATCGTTAAAGTCAAATAAGAAATTAAACAAAATTCGCTCAATATCTCTTTCAATAGTAGACAAGTTGTCTCTAACGTGAGCATTATTAAGTGCAGAGTTGATTCTTTGATAAGCAGTATTGTTTGAAAATAAAATAGTTCCAAATCCTCTTCTCTTTACAATTAAATTAAAACCAGCAGGCTCTAAATAATCTCGGTCAGAATCAGTTAAGTCATATTCAATTCCAACTAATTCAGGATCGTTAATTGCTCCTCGTTTTCCTCCAGCAACAATTAAAAAAGGAGTTCCGTTCTTGAATTTTTTTACATACAAGTTAGAAATATAAGCAGCTGGTGGAACAGATATGTTTCGTGAACCACTTCTAACAATCAAGTTAGGGAACGTATAATTTGCATAAGACGAAAGTGGAATTCCATTAATGTCTTCTTCTGCAAACTTAAATGTAAATTCTGGATTTAAAGATAAGTTACCACCTGTTGAGATGTACTCTGAAGAAACTAATTTATTTGTAGGATTGATAAAACTAGGAACAACTGATTTTTCAAACTGTCTAATAGACGGTGCATTTAACAATGCCATTGCTTGTCCATGCATAGCAGCTAACTTAGCTAAATAATATTTAGAGTTACGTGATATCTCACCTTCATATGAGTCAACTACATATCTAAAGTCAATAAGTTCACCATTTGCAAGTGCTTCTGGAATAGAAGTGTATTGAAACAAATAGCTCAATATACTTGCTTGTCTATCTGATGTACCGTTAGGTAAACTAGCATCTCTTATTTTAAAAGAACCTAAGTTTTGACCCTTTAATTCAGTTACAAAATTATAGATGCCTTTATAAACTTTTAATTCAAGATTATCTACGTCAAGACCAATAACATCATCTACTGTAGATGCCATTGTTGTAACTGTGTAAGTTAAAGTATATGGGCTTAATTCTTCAGCCGAAGACACTGATATTATTTTTAATAAGCGAGGTCTTACTGATCCAACCACTTTAGCTTTAATAAAATTATTTACCTTAATAAATTCATTTATTTTAGCTTTATTAACAGCATTTAACGTATTAATACCTAAAACTATCTTATTAGGCTGTTGTACATCATAACTAGTAAAGAAGCCAGTGTCAGTTAAGTCAAAAGTATTCTTAAAGTCTTCACCATCATCTAGTATTATCTTAATATAATCTTCTGAATTTGGACCAGTATAATAATTAGTATTAACTTGATTCAATAACGTTGTGTCTTGATATGTTGCTATTTTTACATAATTAAATCCTCCACTAATTAAATTATCAGTTGTTCTTATGTAATAAGTATTAGTTCCATCCACCATCTCATCTCCCGTTCTTAGGAATCCTTTGGCATACGCTTGATATAATTTACTACCTTCAATAGCTGCAAGATATTCGTCACCGCTTGCAGGGCTAACTAAATAAGTGTCTCCTAGCGCAACTGGAGTTGCTGCTGGTGAATCATTATATCCAGCTAAGAAGTCAACTTCATTCAAGGTATTTACACTTGGATTATTGTTTATGGTAAATATTAAATTATAGTCAGCTGGTCTAGAGTAACTTAATACATCAAGTAAAGGCGTAGCGTCCGCTGAAATTAACGGTGAACCTGTTATATCGTATCCACCATCATCTGCAGTATGAGTATTTTGTGAATCTAATTCATCAAAACCGTGACCAATTAAGTCTATTCTATGTGTTTCAACATCAGAATCAACAAACGAGTTAGACTCTAAGTTAATAAGCTCTAGTTTTTCTGCATCAAGTGCACAAAGTATACCTGTGCTAGCAAAAACTCTATTCATTAACGCGTCTATAGAGACTGTGTTTCCAGACTGATCTCTAAATCCTGGGATCAAAGAACCAATTGTTCTGCTAATTACTTTTATTTCTCTTAATGCAAAGAAGTCAGCTGATTTGTCCGATCTAAGACCAGCTTCAGTAAAGAACTGACTGTATGTTGGATCTTTAGATAATCTTAAGTAGTTTGACCAATCTCCATTAATAACAATCACCTCAACAAAATAGTCTGAAATAAAATCATCAGGGTGAACGAAATTAGGAAACTCAATAGAATTTCCTCCGCCTATTGTTGAATACCACTCTTTTGCAGTAAT